ACTGGATGAAAGCTAATGGTAAAGATAAACAATGGTTCGTAGAAACATTTATTGATGCTGTAACTGATAACTTGGTTAATAAACTTAGTGATGATTTTCAAAAACAACTTAAACAGTTGAGAGTAGATAAAGACGTTACTAAGATTAAAGAGTTTTATGATTTACGAGATTCTAAAGTATTTGATTCTCCTTTCTATAAAGAACTTAAGATTGAAGAAAGGTGGATTAAAGCATTGTATGATGGTAAGTTAGTTCTTAAGTCATCTATTGAAAAGAAGAATCTTAATACTAAATATGCTTACATTCAATCTATTCCAGAACTAGCTAATTATTATAATATGATGGTTAAATGGAACAAAGAATTTAGAAGCATTCTTGGTGTTGATTATTTTCAATTACCTAATAATTTTATTCCCAATATTCGTAAAACAGTTGGAGAAAGAATAACCGATTTAGGATTGATTGGAGGAATGAAGCAATCTATTGATAATTTAATTAAAGAATTAGACGTTCGAGAAGATGATATGTTTTATGGGGAATTAGAGGATGGTCGTCTTACTAGACGTATTCCCAGATTCTTTATTAATCAATTTAAAAATGCAGATGATTCTTTGAACATAGGTGAAAAAAGTTATGAGCTTGGTAAATCTTTAGTATTGTTTGCAAAAATGGCTTATAATTTTAAAGAAATGAGCGCCATTGAATCTGAAGTAGTAGGTTTGCGTGAATTTCTTATTGAAAGAGGTCAAGAATTTATTGTTAAAAAAGGTAAACATCTCGAAGACTATGTGGGAAATAAACTTACAACTGCTATTGGAGGAGGAGATACACAAAAAATATTTGATAATTTTGTGGATATGTATTTGTATGGTATTAGTATTGAACCAACTTTAGGTGATAAATCTGGTACTTGGGAGAAAAGAATACTTGCCGCTAAACAATATTTCAGTTTAAAAGCATTAGGTCTTGGTTTTGTTCCTGCAATGGGTTCTTTTCTTGCTGCTAAAACAAACGCAATTATAGAAGGAAGTAAAGGTTCAATTTACACCAAAGAACAATATAAACAATCATTAAAAAATTCATATTCAGACAGACCTAAGTTTTTGGCGTTAAGTGCTTTCTTTGATCCTATGGGTCATAGATATGGTAACTTTTCAGTAACTACACAAAAGCAATATGGAAAGGAAGAGTTTGGAAATGCAAGTGAACGTAATTGGATAAACAAATATGTTAATAGCAGAATGTTCATGCGTCCGTTTAGTGCTGGCGATGAATATATTGATGAAATTATTCTTGGTTCTATTGCTCAGAATTATTATGTAGATGAACTAGGTAATCTTAAAAGAATGAAAACAGATGAAGATAGAATTAAATTTAAAGATAGATCAATATGGAATGTATTTGAGTTTAAAGATGGTGTTGCCAAACTTAACTTGGATGAGGAGCAAATTAAAAATGTCATTATTGGTTTTAGATCTGTTGCTCAAGCAATTCAATCAAAAATTAAAGGTACAATTCCAGAAGAAGATAAAGCCTACTGGCAATCTCAAATAATCGGGCAAGTAGTAATGCACTTTAAATCTTGGATGCCAGGTATTATTAAAGAACGATTTGGAGAACTTAAATATAATTCTTCATTAATGGCCGTTGATATTGGTAGATACAGGGCCGTCGGTCTTGAATTTAGTAATGTGGAAGGTAAAGCTACAATGGATTGGTTGAAAGAAGTGCTTACAACCAAACTTGCACAATTTTCTAAACATTTGTTTTTCTTTGGTAAACTTGGTAAAATGAATGATGGTAAAACCAAAGAAATGTTTTTCGATCAATGGTTGGAAGAAAATCCACAGTATAAGGGTAAAGTTACTTACGACGAATTTGTTGATGTTCAACAAAAACAAGTAAAGGCACTTATGATTGAATTGAGAATACTTCTTACTTTTGCCGGATTGTTAATGGCTTTACTTGGTGATTGGGATGATGATGGACAAAAAGATTACAAACAATGGTTAGTAACTCGTAAACTTGCTTCTGTAATGTTTAAAACTCAACAAGAGTTGTCTTTCGTATACTCGCCCGTGGAACTAGCTAAAATGATCCGTAATCCCATACCTATGATTTCACTTGTGACCGATGGTGTGAAAGTCCTAACTAATGGAATTGATGAATTAAGGGATCTTATATTTGGAGAGAATAGTACGAACGATAAAACCCCCTTTCTTTATTACACTTCATCAATGATACCCGGCGGTCAGCTTGCAAAGTTTTTAGAATTCTTCAATTCCGATATTTTGTATGAGTAGAAAATTAACACACGAAGAATTTATAGAAAAATCTAAAATTATTCATAAAGATAAATACGATTATTCACAAACAAAATATGATCTTAGTATTAATAAGATTAATATAATTTGTAAAAAACATGGATTATTTTCTGTAAAAGCGGGGCATCATCTAGAAGGAAGAGGTTGTATTAAATGTGGTCGATTGGTTTCTGCAAAAAAGAAAACCATTACCTTGAAAGAATTTATAAAAAGAGGTAAAGCCAAGTATAACAACGAACATACTTACGAAAAATCTAAGTATGTTAATTGCGACACACGAATATTTGTTACTTGTAAACTACATGGAGATTTTGACATAAACCCAAGTGTTTATTTAAATAAACCAAGTGGATGTCCTAAATGTAAGAAATGTTCTTTTGATAGACAAAATAGTAAAAACGGATTTTCAAGAACAGAATGGTTTAATAACTGCGGAGAAGGAAACTCATATTTGTATTTAGTTAAACTATATAACGAAAACGAATCTTTTTATAAAATCGGTATTAGTAAAAATACTTTTAAACGAATATCCGTAATAACCAAAAAATATAATAAAGAAATACTATTTTCAAAACCTTTTACCGATCATAATCTTTCTTTTGACTTAGAACATTTGTTGCATAAAAGATTTAAATATTTACATCATGTTCCTAAGATTAAGTTCTTAGGACATACCGAATGTTTTAAAGAAGATCCTGAAATTTATCAAGCGTTTAAAGATTTAAATTAAAATTATGCAAGAACTAATTAATAAAATTATAGCTTATATGATTTCTAAGAATTATACTATAAATACAGAAGATGGTTATATTAATATAGTATACTTAGAAGGAGTTTCTTTAGACGGATCTTTAAATAAAGATTCTGCAAATCAATGGAACGATCTTAGAATTTTGTTCAAATTTGTCAATGAAATTCCTGTTGTTATTCATGCTTCTGTGGCAACAACCGAACCCGGATTTAAACCCACAATTAAACTATCTAACAAAAAAGGTGTCGCCAGAATTGCATTTGCACAATATACGGCTTGGAGAATGGGTTATCATAAGATAAGTAAACATGGAACAAAGCATCCAGCATTAGTTCAAGTTAAACCTGTTGCTGTATATAGAGATTTTAATAAAGACGGTAAACGAACTGGTGATAGATTAGATGTAGGATTATTTGGAATTAACCAACACTCTACAAAAGAAGGATATAATGGAAATGCAGTTGAAGATTGGTCCGAAGGCTGTTTAGTTGGTAAAGATTGGAATCAACATTTAAAGTTTCTTGAACTACTTAAAACAGATCCTAGATATCAAAAAGATAATAATTTTATATTTACTACTACAATTATTCCAGGAGACGGATTGCCTCAAAAGGTATAAAAAAAGCCCTGACTATCTCTTTACGAGGTAGCAGGGCTTTTTTATTTAACGATTTTTAATTTTATTATAAAATTTCGTAAGTGGTACTGCAAAGAAAAAATAAATAATACTGAAAAATAGTGCTATTCCAAATAATAAACTTGAAACGGGATTTTGCAGCACTAAATTCATAAACGAATTAAATGCTTCTTTCATGCTATGTGTTTGTTTTATCTAACCGCCCTATGGCTAGTTGATCGGTATAATATTCTGGATATCTAATTTTTAATTTTTCAATATTTTCTCTCAAAATTGCGTTTATATTTGATTCTGGTTCTCCAGAATCAAAACTAAGTACAAACAATAAATTTTGACACAATTCTGTTAATTTTTCAATATTGATTTCAACACCGTAAACAAAATATTTTTTACAAATAGAAACAATCTCTTCTATAAGTGTATCTATGTTCCACCTTTTACGTTCAGGTTTAAGTGGAACAAAAGGAATATTTAAACGATCACAAATACCCGAAAGATACCAACACATATCTCCAATCTCTTCGTTCATATTCATGACATCGTTTGCGGCAATATATTCTAAATATTCGCTCGCCAATCCCAAGCCCATGTGTGCAATATGATCTTGAAGGGTGGGCATATCTTTACATGTCCTCATAGCAAGAGGAGGATACCAAGAGTAGTCTTTATCAGTTTTTTGTTTGTTGATCATTTTCTGATTGAAGGTTGTTTCCCGCGGTAATTGTTTTATTGAGCAATTCCCAATCAATAGTATGATTGATATTTAGTTGAGGAAATTTTATTTTTTCCAAGTCTTTTAATTTTTCATCTTGTTCCTCTTTGCTCGCGTTTGCAAAATCAGATACTGTTTTTATTTGCGACGGTTCTTTATTAAATATTCCCATAATTAAATATTTCGTTTATTAGTAAAGGTGGAAAATCTAATTCAAAATTACTATCAATATCATTAATAGATAATGTTGTATTAAATTCAGTGTTGGTTTTTTCAAGAAAATCTCTTTTGTAATTTTGATCTTTTGTCAAAATCAATTTAGTAATATTATTAATTTTTTGGCCATTTTGAAGAGTAATGTGAGAAGGATATAATTTGTCTAAAATTGTTTTTTCGTAAATATTGGAGTACGAACCTTGCAAAAACGCATCCATATTTACACAATCGGGAATTTTTAACACAATCATGTGTTGATAACCCTTCATTCCAGAATCAAAAGGGAAATCTTTTACATAATACGGTTGATCTTTTAACCAGCTAAGTATATATGTAAAATGAATTCTTCCTTCTTTTTTGTCTAAATATGTATCGTATTTAATTTTTCCGTTTACATCAAATACGGAATAAAAATTATTTCCATCTAATGTAACATTACCTAATCCGGTCCCCATACATGCCAAAGTTTTGTACTTTAATACAAACTCGTCACCGTATAGTTTAAGGCTTGGTGCAAGATAATGCAGCGTTCTGTTTTTAAAAAGGCTTCCTTTGCGAACAATAAGTCTTTTTTCGTTATTATATTCTCCTATCATATGTTAAAAACCGGCCACTTTTCAACAACTGATTTATCTAAATTGGATAACAACCAATTAAAATAAGCATAACTCATTGTTACTTGCGTGTACTTTTCTTTTCGTCCATGCCCTTTTGGAGCATTTGGTTTATGAATAAGTAAGAAAGGTAGTGAGTGGACAACATGATCTTTTGGAAAATGCTGTTTAATCCTCTCATCTACCTTATCAAACTCAACTTCATATTTTGGACGATTGTTATTATATCCCGCCTTACATTGAATTAAAAACGGAACATGTACTAAATCAATTGCGCAATTGTCAGCCATTCTAGAAGCTGCTCTGCTTGTTTGTACATAAGGAAATAAAACTTTTAGGTCACTTGCGACTTGTCTTTCCAAGCCATGACCTTTATTACGATTAGTGTTCAAATTATTTATTTAAAATTAAATGGTGATAATGATCCTAGTAAGTGGGCAAAATAATTATCAGTGGTAAAGTAATCTCCAAACAAATCACGAGTTGCGTAACACGATCTAGTTTTTGTTTTTACTCCGGTTACCCAGCTATTTAAATATTCAAATAAGAAAGAACCTTCTTCTGTACCATCTGCGTAAACTTCTTGAAGAACGTCAGTTAAAAGAATTTTTTCTCTGCTTTTCATAATACGATCACAATTTGCTTCACAATATGTAAGCATTGCGTTGTATATAAAAAGCCAAGTGATGGCCCTGTATTTATTAACCGTACCTGCTGCTACTCGAAATTCAATTGTTTTTTTGGTTTCAAACAATGTGGGGAGATAGTTTAAAGCGTAATAACGCCCCAATTGTTCCCACTTTGGACGATCTTTTTTAAAATGGATATATATATTCCTATCATTATCAAATTTTGGGGGCAGGCCTTCGTGAAACAGTTTAAAGATTTCTTCAAATCCATCTTTAACTGTAAACTGATTCAAATCGAGATTGGGTAAAGGTTTGCAATGATCCTTACCTTCTCTTTTTGTTGCAATATAAGTAGCATCTCTTTTAAACAATGGATTCAACGAGTCTAATTCTCCTTGTAATCTGTAATATAATTGATAGAAAGACACAAGAAAGGCCTTGTCTGTTGGAACATTTCCAATGTGATAATGTAACGAACAATATTCGTTTGCTCTAGTATTTGATGCACAACAGTCAAATATTTGTTCAAGTCTTTTTACAAGACCGGGGCTTTGTAACACTGGTGTCACATATTCATGTCCAGTTATAGAACCATCATGTAATGGAAATATACCAAGTTCGTGCAACATATGTTCTGGCACACTTCCAACAGCCGTTTCTATTTCACACCCAAAAGTACGTTTTTTGAAAAATCTATCAAACACACTAATTGGTGTATTTCTATGATGGTTTTCAAATTTTTCCAAAAAGATATTAATATTTGGGATCTCTGCAAAATTGTATATACCGGCTGGATATCGTGAATATCTAAATTTATCTCTTCTATTATTAGTTAACAGCAACTGTTTGTCTTTAAGAGATAAATTGTATTGATATCTTCCTGTTATTGGATTATAATTTATACCGGCTTTTTTAATAATATCGTAATTTATTGCAAACATTGTAATGCCTAATTCCGATTGATATGGAATAGATTGTTCTGTTTGCTTAAAAAATCCAAATTCTTCAGTTTTTCCTGAAAATCCTACCAAACCTTCAATATGATCTGGTTTAATTTGACAATATTTGTTTTCGTCACAATCCCAAATAAGCTGAGCATTTGTTGCTCTAACTTTTGTTTCAGGGGAACTATTCCAAGGTAACAGATAGCACTGCCCACTATTTTTTACATGAACATCTCCTATTCTGTAAAATTTTCCGTCTATTTTAACACATTCGCTTTTTAGTGCCCGTGTTCCGTCGAAAGTAATAACATTGCCGTCTGTCGTTTTGACAGACGCAGTAAATGCTTCTACAGGACCCTCCTGAACAACAAGTTGTTTTTTAGACTTTTTATTTTCCATTTTATTGTTAATGTTTAAAAAGGCGCTTCATTAAGAAGTTCCTTTATTAAATCTTTTCTGTTTGCCAGAACGTAAAGAGCTTTTATAAACTCTAATGCTTCAACATCAGCCTCATTTAAAGTCGGATCATTTTCTAAATGACTATAATCCTTGTACATTCCTTCAATAAATTCTATAAATAAGGCATGATCGTTTTGTAAATCGCTATTTTGTGACATATTGTTTCCAGTGTCCTCAACACCAAAATTATGGGTAGTAAAACCCAACTCTTCAGCCGGGTTGTAAATTACGTCAGGCTTATCTATAGCAGGATCATCAAGATCTTCGAGTTTTACACAATAGAAATTACCTTTTCCTATGTCTACAATGTATTCAAAATCTGAAAATCTGTTTTTAATATGAAACACTCCACTATATTTTGTTTCCTCACATGTATATAAACAAAGTGTATTGGTGTTTTGTGTTCCATAAATAAAATGAGTAGTGTCCGGATGGAGATATTGTTTCTGTTGAAAATTAATTTCATTTTCATACGCTGATTTGGAAATTCCTGTAAATTTTAACCAAGAATCTCTATCCTTTAACCATATTCCATTTGAAAAGAACAATTCTTCGCATGGAATTTCAAAATTTAAACCGTCGTCATTTCCACGATACCATGCTTTACATGTACCCCCGTCGCCACCTTCATTCCAAAAAGTGTATTCGTCAGGACTTAATACACAACCAGATTCATCAATTCGTATTTCTCCGTTAAGAAGTTTGCCGTCGCAATAAAACTTACCAGATTGATAATAAATATTATCTTTTGGATATAGCTTTCTCCGATCCGGTTCTGGATTTTCAGAATTGAAAGTAATTCTATTTTGTAACTTTTGATGTTTTCCTACCGTTTTTCCTAAATCTTTGTTTACGCTTGACGAAAAAGGGGCATGGCTGCCGCCTTGTCCCCCTCGATTATACCCCATATAATTTTGTGCAGGTTGTGCAGGAATATGGCTGCGATCAAAAACTTGTTGAAACACAATATTTCCTTCTTTATACGCAATTAACGTATTGTCTGGAAAACATGTAGCAGGATTTTCTCTATTAAGATCAAGAGCCGTACGAATTGCAGGCTCTGTGGAAGCAAAATATACACCTTCTTTTACATTTGCAAAAAATAAAGATCTTTCTTCTTCTATGGTTTCCGTTGCTTGTTTAGAAGCCCCTTTCCACACATATAAAACATTTGGTTGATCTTCCCTTGTGTAAAAGAATGCAGCTGCACCTTTATACTTGGATAATACATTAAACCCGTGATGAGTTATAATGTACCCCAACAGCTCGCTGTCGGTATCAAATTTTGTTTTTTCAATATTATATTCTTCACATAATTCATCACAATTTCTAATTGTACCATTATGTGCAAAATAAGCTTTTCTTTCTTTTCCTTTTTCATCAATAAAATTATAAACAAAAGGGTGCGCATTCTCTTTTGTAGACAATCCTTTTGACGGCATTCTATTATGAACAAATGCAATTTTTGCATTTTTAGGCCAATCAAATATCCATTTTTTAAAAAAAGCATCTGGGGCACCCATGTCTTTAAAATAGTACGTGCCTATCAGGAATCCTACGGAAGTTCTACCTCGATCTTCTTGTAATAACGTTATTATTTTAGCGGCCGGAAAACTAAATCTATGGCCACTAAAACCAGCTAATCCACACATGTGTTATATGATTTTTATTTTGTTACTAAATAGATTGTGATAGTTTTAACATTTTATCCCAAGCCAATTTTGGAATTTCTTCTTGATATTTTTCTAATGTCAAATCACCAAACGACGGTGCTGAATTAGTTTCAAGGATTATAAATTGACCTTCGTTATTAACGCGCACATCACAAGCACCGATGTCAAGCCCAACTGCATTAATTGCTGCTACAGAAGCTTGTACAATTCGATCCCATGTTTTTGGTTTGTCAAACATTTCGTTTTCTTCTAAAATCCAAACACATGTGCTATCATTTCGGACCCATTTTTGATCACTGGGTGTTCCGTTTTTTAACATTTTGCGACAAGCATAAAAACATTCTCCCCGTGACGATACGTGAAGCCTATATTCTCTGCTGTAAGAATAATATTTTTCAATAATATATCTGCCATATTTGTTTGTTCCTGAATTAAAGAAATTAATCAAATCTTCTAAAGATTCGTGCAATCTGTTGCCCTCCCCCCTAGAACCAAATTCAGATTTAGAAACAAATTTAACATTCTTTTTATCGTTAAATTGTGAAGCAAATGCACGAATGTCTTGCTCATTTTCTGGAAGAATCCAAAGACTGGTTGGAATGCCGTTTTCAGCAAATGCTTGCTTCATACGAATTTTAGAAGAACTTGTCCGAACACCTTCAATATTATTGATTTCTATACACTTATCTACCATTTTTGGAGGGGTTGGTGTTGTAGAACCAAGACGTATTAAAATTCTGCAAGTAGAATGTAAATCGCGCAATTCGTCATGCGAAGGGTGTCTAGACCGAACCATTATAGGGCGTTCATTTTTTCGAATTACTTGACGTTTTAGTTCTTTTAGTTTTCTTTCTCTTTGTTCTTCTTTTTCTTTTTCTTTTTTTATCATTTCTTCATTTGCTCTTAAATTACTTGCAGAAATACGACAAGAGCCTAAGAAATTATTATATCCAAAAGTTACATATCTCAAATTAAAAAGACATTTTAAAACGTCTTCTCGAAAAGCTGTGTACATAGTTAAATCGGTGTATTCAAATCTTGGTTCTAATGTCATAGCATCTGTAATGCAAGTGCTTTGATCATTACAAACAATTGCCAATCTAAAAAGTTTAAGAGGAATATATGAAAACCCTTTACTTTTTTTAAAAATTTCTCCAACTTTATAACAAAAACAGTGATAATCTTTGGTTGTAGTAAACAAATAATCAAATGCTCCAAGTTCTTCGTCTGTAAGATTATTGACATTTTTTAATTCGTTCATGAATAATGTAAAATATTGAAAAACTCTATCTTGAGTGGCATAATACGCTGGAACAAAAAATAACATACGATCTGCCACGAGTTTATTGGCAAAACTCCCCTTTTCAAAATCAAGGGTATTTCCCAAAAGCAAATCGTGACAAAGCTGCGCTGGTGCAATTGCGTTATTTTCTTTGACTAAAGAACCAAAGAAAATTCTACTATTAAAATTATGTATTACTCTTTCACAATCTTCAATTGTGTTTTCTGCCAAATCAATTGGAATAGTCCCCTGTTGCAATAATTTTTGCATAGTGTGGTGGTTTATTGTAAGTGTATATTGTTACGTTTTGGTAAATATTACCATCTAATTTAATTTCGATTTCTTCAATATTATATCCGGCCCCTATTTCCATTCTATCAATTGCCTTTTTGGTATCTTCAACAACTTCTAATAAATCAATAGTGATTTTTCCATTTTCATTTTTAATTACACATGGATATGGACCAAGATCGTATAAATCAAATCCGCTAATTTCTGTAGTTCCTAAATATCTTACACCTTCGAATCTATTATGATTGTAAAATCCTTTACGAAGGGTTCCGTATGCAGCAATGTATTTACTCATAAAAGTTTTTACGCATTAAATGTTCATGAATTTCTGAAATTGCAGAATGTGTTATAAATCCAATTGAAGTAACAAGTAGATTATGTGGGATTTTATAACAATGAAGAACCATGTTTATTATTTGATTAAGATTTTTAGAAACTATTCTGTTTTCATGATGCTGATATGGCTTTTTTCTATAATCTTTTAGCAAAAATTCATTTGCATAATGGGTTACAATATTAATAATTGTTTCTTCTATTTCCTTTTTTGTTTCTGTTTTATATTCATCTTTGTAATTGTATGCAAAGCGAATAAGTTTAAACATTAACATTTTTCTCATTAAATTTTTCTGCCACCATGCGCCACAAGATATTTCCAAAAATTTAGAATCATCTGTTTTCCAAACATTTAAACAATCTTCTTCCGACAATTGATAATGCTTGTTTATTAAATTAAACATATTGAAAACAGAATTAAACACTTTTGTGTTCAATACTCTACCACGCATACTTCTGATTAAAAATACAGTATTTCCATCGTTATTATATTTCGCATTGCGCGTAACAACATCATTACAATTAGTTCTTAATATAGAATTACCTTGACTGATGTAATATACTGAAAAATACGGTGTTGGATTTCCCCCCGTATTAATAGTTTTTAAAAAACCAAAATCAAAATTGTGCCACCTGTTCATGTTCTAATATTTTTTCATTTAATATGCTCGGTACTCTGACTGTTACTCCAAAAACATTCATTAATTGCCTACAAAGATCTTCATTGCTTGAAGCAATTGCTTCTTGTACTTTATGCCAATTATATTTATAATCATCTGGAAGATCTTCCATTTCAGACATGCCGTTGTACATTTCAATTGCTTGAAGTGTTTGATCGAAGAAATAACCAATATGCTCTGCTGTACCATGACAATTGCCGCCTAATGAACGATATTCCATTCTTGTTAAAGTGGATTTTCGATCCATTCTAAAATCTCCGGGTGTACCATAAAGTTTTTTACGGTCTCTGTCTTTGTCTATAATAACCGAAGGAAGTCCACAACAAATATCCATACAGAAGATAAATCTTTCAATTTCATCAATTGATAGTAGACATGGTACTCCTACATGAATATGAAAACCTGCACATCTCATATTTCCTACCTCATCTGCAGATGGTTTTTTACATTGAGCCATTGTGTAAATATCCCAAGAAGGGTCGCATCCAAAAATTCTAACTTCAGGATCAGAAAGTTGTTCATCATCATAATCCATAGCGCTTGATGAAATTACTTGAATAGAAGCGTCTACATTAGTAGCAATTTCTTGAAATCTACCTTTACCATACATTATCATGTCTATAAAATCTTGTCTGTTGGTAACAGGAGGAATAGTTAATTCAAGATTAACACCATCTACCTGGATTCCACATTTCTTTCCAATGTCAACTGGTTTCTTTTTATTTCCTGGAAATTGACCATTGGCACTGATTGCTTTACCGGTGTATTTGTTAATCAAAGCAAATTCTGGGTCTGATCCGAATGTTACATTTTTTAATACTTGCATTGCGTTTATTTTGAATTGAGCAGGGTTCTAATAATGTTTCCAGAAAGAATATCGCTTTGCAGTTCTTCTGGATGAAATTGCACTGCCGCTATTGGTAGAGAATTATGACAAAAGATTTCAACATTTTTACACACTTCTGATACAGCTATGGGTATCATTTCTTTTGAAAGGTTTTGCTGGAATACTCCCTGATGGTGCAAACTATTTACCTTTATTGTTTTTGGAATTGAATTTGGAACAATTGCCTTTTGTAAAAATCTTTTTTGAAAAACTTCTTTATCTAAGTTAATTTCTTCAACCCGCTCTCCACGTTCTTTTGAGGAATAAGGAAAAGGATAGTCTTGAACAAGAGTTCCTCCAAAATGAATATTTAATTGTTGAAATCCTAAACATATTCCAAATATAGGCGTGCCATTTTCAATATATTTTGGCAAATTGTTTACAAAAAAATACTCTTTGAATCTGTCTGCATTGCTGTTTCGATAGCCCGGAACTTCTCCATATAAAAAAGAACTTGCGTCTGCTCCTCCCGGTAAAACTACTAAATCAAGATTTGGAAAAATGTCTTTGTTTGGAAGCAAAGGTACAACAGTACCAAATCTGGAAAAATATTCAAGATACGGCAAGGATATGCCCAACGCATCATTCAAAGCCCAACAGGGCATCCCTATGTATTTCATTTTTTGATTTGTTTTTTTGAAAAGCCGAATATTTTTCCAATATTTGACTGTTAATATATGTTATCAATTCGCTATCAGAATGAATGGCAGAACAATTAAATTGAATTGCAAAACATCCGTTTTTTGGATAATAAACTATTTCGGGTTCTTTAAACTCTTTCAAAAATTTAAGAGGAACTCTTTTATAAACTTTCTCCGCGCCATCTTCTACTAAATATTCAATTCCATGTCTTCTTGCAGAATAATCTTTTTTACTAAAAGCAATTAACTCAAACGATTGTGGTTGTAAATTATACGGAAACATCATTTGATAATGTTGAGAAGGAACATTTAAATAAATCTTTCCGGTTTTATTACATTTAATTTTATGAGAAGCATTATGATGGATTACATGTTGAATAACATTTCCATTATTGAGAGCGGTTAATAAAATAGCGCCTCTTTCAATACCAATCATAAATTTTCCAAGCCTGACTGCTTTTTTGTAAGCATTTGTTTCAAACTTATCTCTTTCTGTATTATAATCTGTGATTGTCGAATTATATGGTTTTTGTCCGTATAAAGCAGGATGTACAGAAGAACCGTGTGGAAAAACCACAATATCAGATTCAGCAAAATTAGACATTTCGATATTTCCTTTATTTAACCATCTGATTAAATATGTTGAAATAGTATCCGAAACAACTTCATTTTCTTCTAAAGATCTGAAACAATTACAAACATAAACTTTTAATTTTTGCATATTAATTTGTATTTGATACGAAACCTGTGCCACTATGTATTCTTGTTAAAGACTTTTTTTTTGGTTTTTCTGATTCGAGATATTCCCATTTTGGAATTTCAACATTCATTCCCAATGGATCTGAAGATTCTATTGGTTCTAAAGCTTCTTTTATTTTGTCAAGAATTGAATTTGGTTTTTCTTCAACGGGCTCCAAATATTCATTTTTCGGTAAAAGTTTAAAAATGGTTTCGTAATAACCCAATGCTAAGTGACACCTAATTGTTGCCACAGTTAATTGTTCCATAGTATATTCAACTGATCCTTCATTTAATCCATTATAGTCGATTCTTTCTTTATCAGGATATACTTCTTGAGGATCTACAAGCTCGTGTTCTTCAATAATTTTTAAAATAAAATCCTGGCTTTGTCCATTTAGACTTTCTAAAAAAGTTTTTTTGTCTTTTATTGGTGCTGATAAAACTTTATAATTCAAATTTTTCCAGTAAAAACCGTGATTGCTGACATTGGCTCTACCATTTTGAAAATATAAAATCTGTACGCAATTTTCATCTATTCCAGAAACAAGACCTATTGCTTTTTGGCTTTGAGATGATGATTTTTTTGTTAAAGACATGTCCCCATAATCAAATTCAATTAAACATCCTATTTGGATATCTTTTGCATCTTTTTTCATTTTTCGATTATTATTTTTTTTGTTAATTCTATTCCGTATTTTTGTACGGTATCGTAAATATCTTTTGTATCTATATCTAAATATAATTCGTTAAAATTATATTTTTCTGAAATCTTTTTAGAAGATTCTATTCCAGAAACATCATTATCAAATAGTAAGTAAATTTTACTAAATATACTTTTTAAATAATTTATGAAATCTTCTGGTAAATAAGAACCTTCGTTTTGTAAAGCGATTGATTGATAGCCTAAATGATAATTTAAAGTTAATCTATCTTTTTGGCTTTTAGTAATTATAAGATTATCATCAATTGAAGAATAATAGTCAACCATGTCCATTCCAAAAACATCATGAATATCACAATTACTATACCACCGATAATCAAATTGTTCTGGAAAATATAATTTAACATGATTGCTTTTTGGAAAGTAATATGCAATAGTAGTTGTTTTTTTAGGATTGTGAATATAATTTTTCTTATATTCATCTTCTTTACTAATCCAATAATCATCTACTAAATACACTAATTCTTTTTCCAATATTCCACCAGGAAGATTAAATAGATTATTGTCATTCCACTTTTTAAAAGTAAATCGTATATCCGGTCTTTTAGTAATTGTATTTTTACGACTTACAAACTCGGTTTGACGTTTAATATCAAAATCATTACTAATAATATACAATGATTCTTTAAAAGAGCAGCCGTTAAAATATTGAATAATATCAAATATTGACCAATATAGCTTTTTATTAAACATTGTATTTTCTACAAAATATAGAAGTCCGTTATACCACTTAAAGCGGCATCCCGGACTTCTATCGTGTCTAAATGGGCTATAATAGTTTTTATTTAAGTCTGGATATATACCTAAATATTTAAGAAAAAGATCTTCTTGGCTGACACTGTTTATGATATCAGTGTAGTTGATATTAGGTCTACATCCTTTAAACATTTCTTAGAACGGCAGATTATCACTTTGTATTCCCTGTTGTCCAACTGTTGGATTTTGAGGAACGGCGTTAACAACTTGATTTTTATCAAATTTTTGAAGTTTGATGGTAAATAAATCGTTAGACAACGGATAACCTGCTGCTTGTTTTTCGTTAACAAGTGTGCTTAATCTATCATAGTGGTAGTCTCCAATTTCGCCAAAAACAGTGAAAAACGCTTCTGGTTTTGTGATAACTGTTTGACGGGATTTAATTGTACCGTCCCCATCTGCTTTTTCTTTTACCGCTAAAACCAATCCGATTTTGTATTCTTTGGCAATACAATGTTGAACAAAATCTTGAAGGCCAGTAAAATCACCATTATAGATGTTTTCGGTAGACATTCCATTGTCTAACATGTCTTTGCTCCATTGAGCATCTGGAGAAGAAGGTTTATAATGAATCATTCTTTGCATAAATGTCCATAATTCCTGCTCTCCCTCTTTAGCCCGTTGAAAATTTTTGAAATCGGGATATTTTTCGCTAAGAGTTGATTCATCAGCAGCCCATTTAAATTGACCTTTGTCATTAACAAATTGAATAGATCCGGACATAGATTTGTTATCTTCTATTCCCATATTAAAAGTAATTTGTTGAGTAATATTATGACCTTCGGTTGATTTTAACCAAAAAGTAACAGGGCGGCTTTTGCGATCTCCCATTGCTCTAATTTCATAATTAACATCGAATGGATATTCTCTACCTGTAATTTGCTCAATTTGTTCTTTAGATGGATTAACTGCTGTAAGAGTAAAGGACGTTAAACCAGTCCAAGGTGTGTAGCCAGTGCTACCTGTAGTTGTTGATGTTCCTTTGAACATATTATATTAAACGGATTAAAGTTAAGTAATTGTAATTTAGAGACTATATTATTCTCCATTGTTGTAAGAATCAATTGCTTGAGATACTACACCCAAATCATTAGGGACATAAAGATTATTAAACATTCCTACAGGACTTTTTGCGGGTAATTGTCCGTCGTTATTAGTTGCAAATTGATATAACATTTTATTGTTAACTCCTTTTTCAACTTTTGTGTAGAGAATTACACTAAACAATCCTTCCAGCGTCAAATAATCATCGACCATTTTACCAACAGTCTTCATCTTCATAGTACCAGTATTATCCTTTTCAGGATGCCACAAAAAATATACTTTTAGATCAGGGCGTGCATTTCTTACACATTCGATGACTTTAGCAATATTAACACCAATATCTGCAAACTTACCATAACCATTTTCTTTTGCCCTTCTCATAAACTCAAATCCCATAATATATTGACCATCATCAACAACAATGTTTTTAATATCTTGTCTATTACTTGAAATAAAAGTAATGACTTGTGCAATAATATTAGCGTCTGCTGTTTGTAAATAATTTCCTCCTTTACTTACCTCGCCATTATATAATTTTGTCCATCCTCTAAACGGAAGATCTTTTCCTGCAACATTAATTACTACTGTTTCTTTGGGGTTTAATCCCGTAATTCCAATTTCTGGAATTTGACCGTATGAGGAAGACTTTCCTTCCCCGCTTGGACCTACTACTGCTATGCTAGGCATATGATTAAAAGGTTAAATGACTATATTAGTTCTAGGGCCGCAAGTATTGCAGCTTCTTGACATTCTTCATATGTTTTAAAATGCTCACTAGTTATTAAATTGTCGCGTTTAAAACTATCTATAAAATAATACCAGGAATTATGAAAAGTTAAAAGTTTTTTACGAGATGCCGAATTAACAGAAACATTAATACTCTTTTCAACTCTTAACCAATCAATTATCCATTGTTTGAATACATTGCTACAATTTGCTCCATTACTGACTGTAATATTTTTATTTTTTAATACCTCCGATATTTTTTCTGATATAAAAAGAGACGGAAGATAAAAAAGATCAATATTTAAGTTATTTTCCATATTTAAAGTATAAACAAGTTAAAATAATAATTACTGCACCAATTGTACAGTATAATAAAACATTTGAATAATCTTTTGGGGGTTCGTTTTCGTCTAATTTTCTCCTCCTTCTTTTTTTATATCTCACATGATGATGAGTATAATCAACTGTTTGATTTGATCTTACTTTATTTCCCATATTCAACTACAAATGTGAATAGCTCCTGGGTGTTTAATGATATTCCCGCAACGAGGACATTTGTAAGATTTTAAAAAAATTCTAAATCCTTTTACTTTTTTCATTATCTTAATTCTTTTTCGACCATTTTATAACCATCTCCCTCGCATTTTGGACAAGGTTCTTGTGTGAATACAAGATTGCGTTGTACTGGAATAGTACCGTTTCCGCCACATTTAATACATCTTTCCGCTTTTAATGTAATTTTTGGTTTATACTCTTTATTTTCTTTCATTTTATTTAAGATAATTCTTCTGGGAGTGGTGAATTTAAAATAGAGTCTTTATCAACAACAACATCAGAATCATGCCAATATATTCCAAAAGCACCTTTTTTTCCAACTATTACTTGTTCAGCACAAATTTCTCTTTGTCTTTCACACATTTCAATTGCGAATTTTTTTAATAAATTTTCAATATCAACATCATAGAAATCTTGGTCCCCATGATGGCTTGTTGGTCTTCTAATTGAGTCTACTAATTTTTCTATTTCATCCATTAGTTATTTACCTTTTTAAAATATCTTGGAATTTTATCATTTATTGTAGAATATAACGGATGATCATGCGCCAAATATTTATGCTTTAATTCTTCAATTTGTTCTAATAGTTTCTTTCTACGTTCCAAATAACTTTCTTCTTCTTTTTTAAGTTTTTCTGAAAGTTCAAGGTGTAGAAAGAAAGCTTCTTCTGTTGCGGTTAAGCAAAATTTAATTTAAATCTTCAATTTCATAGACTATCGATTAATATTTGTTTTGTTGAAAAGTCTTTCCAATTAAAAAAGAACTAATATTTACTACTAAATATGCAAGACTTTCTGCTGGATTATTTTGTATAAAGTACAACACTCTATTTAAACTTAATTCGTCTGCGTTAATCCCACTTGAAATCAACGCACATATTATGAAGCATATTATTCCTGGGATGTACACTTCCCAAGGAACTCTTTTTTTAAAAGGGCGTTCTCGTTCGTCTAAAATGTTTTTCATGTGCGTGAAAGTGTTAGTTTTCTAGTGTAAGCCATTGCTGACTTAATTGAATTGGTCCAACCCATTAAATATGGATAAGAATCTTGATTTTCAGAACCATGCAACCATTCATTTAAAGTCCATCTAACAGGAATCCAATTTACAGAACCTTCTGATGGTTTGATAATATCAATTATAGGTCTAATTTCTTCTGATTTTAAAATATAACCGTAATCGTCTTGAACTAAATGACTTTTTTTATCGTTGTCTAAACCCAAATATCTACCTTTTGACCAATTTGAAAAAACTTTTATTTCTATGATATCATTGGTTTTAGGATTCCATTTTTTATATTTTTCTTGTTCTTCTTGTGTACTCATTCCTGAATACTTAACCATTAGTTCATCCCTTTCGTTATTCCAGATTTCAAAAATAGCCTTTCCTGATGCAATCCAATTTTCTCCACTATTATGACGTATCTTTGAAGTTTTATCACCAGCAGATTCTAAACACTGTGCAAACAACTTACCAACCATAACTAAATCTGCCCCAGCAAATAAAAGTTTATTAATAGCAGCATAACCATTATCGTTAAATTCGTATTTAACTTCGCATTGTTTAATATAAGATGAAATACCGTCTGCTACTATTTTGACTTTAGAAACATTACAACTCGTGGCATAAACCTCTCGATGATAGTCCGCATGAACTCCGTGTCTAGTTAAATATTGAGACAACCCTTCTTGAAAACAACCTTTAATCACAGAAGATTCTTTTCTTCTATAATTAAAACACTGCTCAATTAAGTTACCTAAATCTTCTTGCCCTACTCCAGTATTAGAAGTAGTATTGCAACCACCCCCACCACCAATTCCTACACGGATATAATCTACTCCTGTCTTTGCGAGTGAAATAAACGCCTCTACACTGGCTACATTACCTGCCATGATAATAAGTTTATCTCCATGTATTTCTTTTGCTTTTCTAATAGCGTCGTGAAGGTAAGGCATATTTCCATTTGCAGTGTCAATGCAAATTTTAGATATAATATTATTTTTTATTTCTATACCGTTTTCAAAGACTTTTCCAAGTTCTTCATATTTTTTATCAATATATACATTGATAAATTCTTGTAAAGACAGACTGTGAAAAGCATGTAATGATGCGGCCACTTTATTACGTGGCATACATACCTGTACACCTAAATTTTCAAAGATATGCCAGTTAGACTCATCTACTACTGAATACATTGGCGCTGTAATCAAAGGAAGAAATCCATCTTTGTTATAGAGATTGGCTTCATTGCGCGAATTTAATCCTGTTGCTTTTTGTGTAATCATGGTTGATTGTGGTTGTTTAATATGTCCCAAAATTCTTGTGGTAACCAAACATTGTCTAAAGTTATACAATTTTTGAATAAAGGTGCAATTTGTTCTGGTTTATAACCAGCCAAACCGCAACCAATTTTAGTTACATAGAATATAGAATTGGGTTTTAGTTTTGCGTATTCAATGAATCGGGAAAGATAAAACTTAATAATGTTCAAAGGTAATGTTTTAATTCTCCAATCCTTGGTTGGGATACAAAACATGTTTTTACATTGACCAAAAGAAAAACCACTTGATAATCCCCAATGATGATGTGCGTGTTTTGCAAATCCAGCACCATGTATTCCCAATTCATTTGTACCAATAACAATGATTGGGTATCTGCCTTCTTTTGCTTCTTTAAGCAAATCTACTTTTTCTGGAGTTATTCTGTTGTTCATAAAGTTATTAAGATAATTAAGACGATTGATAATGCAAAACTTATTATTAAACAGTCTCCTTTACTTTCTTCTTCTATACTTTCTTCTTTCATTTGTTATACTTTTAGTTTACAGGGATCACATAAATAAGTAATCCAATCAGAAGTAGAAGAAACATTGCAATTTTTACATCCACATTCTTGACAAATTTCCATAGATTCTTTTTGACATTTATCTATTAGTTTCCAAATTTCATCTGTTGCATAGTTTACATAAAATCTTAATCCTCCAAACTTCTCTTTCATTTGAGAACAAGTTATTTGAAAGCCCTGTTCGTCACATTGTTTTTGAATTTCAGTGCATAATTCATCTACTAAAGGTATCCATGTTTTTGGTATATGCCACCCAAGATTATAAACAGTTCTGTCAAAAATCTTTGGATATTTTTCAATTAACTCTCTTAAGTTCATAGATATTAACAAGTTTACTTTTAACTATAAATCCAACTAGATTTATTTTACTCATTTGTTCGGCCATTTTTATCGCGTCACACTTTTTTACATAGTATTTTCGATAGTTAATAACACTATTGATAGTTGGTCCAAAATAAGGAGTATTGGATTGCTTGCGAGAAGATTTTACAATATAATATTTAATTGCTCTTTTCATCACTTAAAGTTAACAATCTATCAACTCCGATGGCAAATCCAATTCCTCCATCATATTCTCCACCACCAACAATTTGCATATCTTTGTAGTGTATTTCAAATCCCTGACCGTTTTTATAATAATCCAATCCTCTTTTAACATTGGTTGTGATTTTGAAATCTACACGAAAGTCTTCAATGGCACACATTTCATGTGCTAATTCAATTAAACTTGGTAAATAATCTTCTGTGGGATTAATAATTTCAACGCCCAATTGGGTAAATTGTCTGAACCTACCTCTTTGTGGGTTTTCACCTCTAAAACATTCTTGTACATAAAAAGTCCTTAAGTTCTTTTCTTGTTTCCAAACTGTTTTAGCAAGGTTTTGAATAACGGCTGTATATTCGGGTGCCAAACAAAGTTCTCGATTTCCCCTATCAGTAAAATTAAACATCATGTTATTATTTTCTTCTCCTACTTTTCCATTAAACATTGCTTGTGGTTGAATAATAGGAATACTAATTTCTTCAAAACCATTTTGCTCAAGAATATTAATACAAGAATTAATAAAATTTCTTTTTTCGTTTCCAAACAAAATGCGAGTTCCTTTGTATGTATTTTGCTTAATTGTTATCATTTTTTCTTCTGTTTAATAAATTCAATTAATTCTGGAGTACCAGGTTTGGGTAATTCTTCATATTTGTTACCAATACCGTCAAACCACATTGCTTTTACTACATTAGGTATTCCATTGCGGTGTTTGATAATGTGGATAGTTCTAAAATTATCTCCAAAATCTTTCATATTATACCCCAAATAGTTTTGTAATTGATATTTAACTGGATTGAATATTCCTAAAGATACCATATACGATTGTGTTATCTTAAAAGCGATTAACTTTTAATTCTTTATTTTTCAATAAAGTCCCGACTATATCTTATGTATTTCTACATTTGGGCGTTCTTGTCAGAAGTATTGTCTGTTATGACTCATCTGTTAGTCTGTGAACCTTCACCATACTTTTACTAACTTTCAGGTGCTTGGCTGCTGATTACCTAATTTTAACAATTTTCTAACTGTCACGATTGTCTTTTCAGACTGCGTTGTAGTTTGTTAAACTCTAAAGGACTTCCAGCAATTAACCCAATTAAGAGACTAATTTGTACATCATGCTTGGATGTATGTGCTTTTTAATATGATATGTAAAAAGACTTCTGTGTTTAGCGGGTATATAAATGGATCCGTTTTTACAGTAATTAAAACTTAGACCGAAATTATTTTCTAAATGTTGTTTGAATATTTCTAAATCTTCTTGAGAAAAACAATTAGTAGCTAAATAGTAGGAATCTGCTTTTGTACCGTCATCCATATAATGAACAGCCAAAGATAAATCCGTATAGTTTTTTAAAAACTCTTCAGTTATTACTTTTGTTTTATCTTTATATAAAGTATGATAGATTGGTAGAAATTCTGTATTAGCCGTTGATCTAATTGTTGAAGATTCATAATACAATCCGTTTCTTGGATCTGGTATATTTCTCTTGCTTTCTTTATATTTTACATCTAAAGATTCAAGTTCTTTAAATTTCCAATAACAATATTCTTTTTGTTTTATGCCGTGTTCGCAAGAAAATCTTGGATTTAGCGATTTATTAGAAAGATTAAGACAGCCATCACCAAGTAAACAACCCGTTAATATCTCCAACTGTCTTTGTGTTGGAATGATTGTTTGTGCACGATTATACGGCTTTCTATCAATCTTCCATCTTTTTCGAGCAGTGTAAATCGAAAATGTTTTTATATTTAAAATTTCAGAGATTTCAGAATCTTTATAACCTTGTTCAATTAAAGAAATTAATTGTTCTTTATTAATTTTTCGAAAAGATTCATAAGAAAATGTTGATTCTAAGTTTAATTTTTTTCTCCATTGTCTAATAGATTCGGCACTTTTATAGCCCATTTCTTTGGCAATTTGAGAGTCGTTTAGTCCTTTTTCATAAAGTTCTATTAATGTACTTTTGTTCATATTTTGTAGTTTTAAATTTACTACAAAAATAAGAAATAAATTGTACATAATAAGATATTATTTTGTGTTAAGCATGATTATCGTTTAAATCTCTACCCACCAGTTTATTGTCACCATACTTTGTTTCCGATGGTTCTAGTCTACCTAATTTAAAATTATCATTATTTTCACCAGCCATTTCTTGTTGGTGCACCGATACGGTAATGCAATTATATCTTTTAGCAATCATTTTAACTACATATTCAGACCATTTGCTAATGGCCTGATGTAAATTAAGTACCGGACTAATTTTATTTTGCTCTGGTTCTAATAAACCTATATGATCGGCGACCACAATTACATGAGTATCTGGATTATCATATATAAAATCAGTTCTGGTAATTTCGTTACCAAATTCATCCTTGATAACTTCTCCTTTTACAAATGTTCCTAAATCTCCTAATTCCTTTTGTACAGTTTTTAACAATCCTGTTGGATTACCAATGTCATCATATACATGAATATACTTTTTCATGTCATCAATTTCAGGAATAATAGAGTCAATTAGTTGTCTAATTTCATCTGTCATTCCTTCATGAAATCCTCTATATTGATAATACGTTAGTTGAATCTTATATCTTTGATTAAGTATGTCTAAAAGAATACTTGTCCAAAAATAATCAGCACTTTCTTCTAACGCAAAATAAATAATCCTAAAAGGAATATGATTTTCTTTACAGTACTTGTAAGAATAATCTACAAAAGAATATCTGGCAAATTTACTTTTACCGGAGCCAGTTGCTCCAGTAATACAATAGTAAGTACCTTTTATCCATCCTGGAAGATACTTACTTAAATCTGGGTATAAACCCTTTATATCTATAAACTTTGGTTTCAATAGTTTAATATTTTAACTGTTCTAAAATATCATGTTACTTTAAACTACTGTTACACTAATTTATATTGTTCGTTTGTTTCTCCCATGTCTTCAATAACCATACTTAAACGAGAGAATTCTTTACCTTTAGAATCATCTGCATAAATAAAGTTGTCTGCTCTACTTATATATTGTCTTTCAGTATTTGCAATATAGTATTTTGCTGCTGAACACACATCGTCAAATGTATATTCAGGATTATTAACTAACCATCTAACCATATTGTTATAGCAGGAATCTTTATTACCCATTGATCCAAGTCTGATACCTTTAAAAAGTTTTCGATAGATTTCAATATCAAAAGAAATATTTGAAATGTCTAATATTTTGTCTCCATTTTCACCTTCAAATAACGGTATTAAAACTTTAATGGTTTTTCTATCAGAAATGTAATCTCTAGTAATAATTCCTTCTTGAATTAATTTTGCAAAATCTTTGTCATCAATTGTACATTGAAGTTCGAGTTTACAAGCAATTAAAAATAACAAAACCGAATCGTCAAATCCTAAAGACTTTAAATATAGTCTACTATTATTATTTAAAATCATTCTATGTCTTTAACTATAATAAAACATTTGTTTCCACTGTTTATGTTATGATATTTATAAATTTCTTTCCAGCCCAACGATAGAAAATATGTATGTAAATTTCTATGTGTGTCATAAGAAGACATGAATTGACATGTGGCCTTACTTCTGACTTTATTAAATTGGTAAATATAATTATTAACAACTTCCATATCTTCTCTTTGGGTTTTGTATGAAAAGTCGACATCCATTAATATAGACGCTCCACAACAAAACGGATAACATAAAACAGAAAATTTAATAAGAGTGCGCTCCTCATCACAAATTGTAACAGTTTCTCCAACTCGATTGTATTCATCATGTAGTGTAGAAATCGAAATGGCTGCATTAACATTTTTTGATTTAAAATATGCAATCGTTTCTTCAATGTAAGTTTTTTGAGAGGTGGTTAAATTATTAGGAATTTGAGATTTTAATGTCATGGTCTTTCTCCGTTTAATTTAATAAAAATAAATTTTGCAAATTTTATACTAAAATAGAATGGTAAAATTATAGAAAGAACGACCCCAAATCCAATACACATCAATGCTTTCCAAACGAATCTTTCTGGAATTTTTTCATCGTTATCTATCCAGTCTTTTATATCTAAACAAATATACACAATATATGTCAGAGCTAAAAAACAAATAATAATTGTTGATAAAATTTCACTCATCATAATCTTCTAATTTTAAATTGTCTAATGCTTCGGTTTCACCTAATAAAAATCTTTTAGATTTAAGTTTAAAGATTTCATTGGTCGATTCGTTTTTCACACAAATACCTTCGTCGGGTACTTTATTTGCACAGTAGTTGCAATCTCCTTCTAAGAATTTATTTGTAAGTTTATCTAAAAATTCTTGTCTCCAAATATTTATATCTCCTCTAAATTGATGAAAATTTCCTGCTTTACCTACAAACAATTCTGGAACATACTCTAATCCGACAGATTCACAGTAATTTTTAACCTGTTCCCATCCAAAATCCACAGCATATCCATCCGGGTTTGTATAAGTAATTCTAAATACTCTTAATTGATATTCTCCGGGTTTACAACCATAATCGTAGTTTTTTTGAATCATTTTAGAATCTCCCGCGTAACCAACAAGTTCTCCATATAGAGTAAAACCTTTTATTAATTTCCAAGAATGATCTTTAAATGCTTTACCGAAAACATCAACATCATAATATCCTCTATCAGTATTACCCCATTTACCATCAATCCCTTTAAGAACAGTTCGACTAGAGTACATTCTAGTATATTCAAGTTCTTGAACTTTAGCCCCAAACCATTTAGCAACTTTATCTTTCCAACTTAACTTACGTTTAGTAAGTACATTTGCCATCACAAAATTACAACCATGCCATTTACGAGTAATAGTAATTAAATTGTGTGGTGAAATTGAATTAAGATTTTTTCTAAGGTGGGCGGTATTATTATGGAATTTAAATTGATTTTCGATCAACCAATCTTTAAGTTTTGGACCTTTTGATTTAGGGCCAGCACCATTGTTTCTTGGTTCAGCAATTACTGGCACGTATTTTTCACAAACGAGAATATCGTCAATTGTGTCAAATTCATCACCAATGATTGCGTCCAACATTCTCTCCGCAACATCAATACCAAAGCATCCAAAAAATACATCGGCCTTCACTAACCAGCCTTCGGATAAAACATCTCTTAATTTCACTGCTCTAATTCTACCACTTTTGTGGATATATCCCTTTATATTAGGATCTTGGTTTAGTGTTCTATCTTCAAAAACACTAAGTTTTGATAAGATCTTTGCATTTATTTGAGTTTCAAGTGGAAAATAAATACAAATATCTCCTTTTTCGTAATTCACATTATCTGTGATTACTTCTACACCGTCAACATTCCAAAGTAACAATCTATCTGCGTTTGGATGTTGTTTATAATTTTCTAATTTAACTACTTTTGCAAGATAATTAGAATCTTTATTTTGTATTCCTAACATTTTTGTAACTTTTTAATGTATAGATGTTGCTTGTAATTACTTCCATGTCTATAATTATTATATGTAGACACTTTTTCAAAACCGGTTTGTTCAAGCACGTTAATAAATTCTGAATGATATTCACCAATAGTTGTTATTAATGCTCCAACACCGTTGTCTATTAATCTAGGTATCAATATATTCAGTGAATTAATAAAATCTTCTTTTAAAACATTTGTATACCTTGACAAAATCATGCTTCCGCAACCAGATTTGATCTCTGTTATACGAATACCAAATTTTTGTTCATATTCTGTGTGCCAATATCCAGATTTTTTTATAAAAGAATTTAATTTATCTTCTTGTGACATATTCTTCAGTTTTGTTGTAACATGTGTTTCGGCAAAACACTCGCCATTGTTTCCAAGATATGGAATTAAAAAAGATTTTCCTTTTTTTGGTTTGTCGTGTTCACCAACATACTTAACTTTATTTATTTTTTCCATTCTTTTTCTGCTTCTGTTTCTGGTTGTCTATTCCACAAATCTCTTTTTATACATTCTTTAGTGAAATTATTGTATGCTTCTCTGAGAGTTTCAAATTCTTTTAATTTTTTTTCATAATTTGGGTCTTTTTTTACCCAAATTAGAAGCTTTCCAATTTACAAATTCTTCTTCTGTAAATACTGCAAGTGCAGGAACGCTATGTTCATCTGCACAATCTTCGTTAAATACTAGTAGTTTATACATGTGTTATTTGCCAGTTTATGAATTGACAATTAGCAGCAATGGCTGCTAGATGATCTTTAATTGTTTCTTCCTTGTTAAAAACAGGCCTTCTGCCATCCAATAACATTCTTAAATCTATTGTGTGCCTTTGCAAAGCATCTAGTAAATAGTCAAGATTCATTGGTTCTTTCCAGTTTCCAACTGGATATTTATCTTTGTTTGCGCTTAGTCTTTGCGCAATTAACGCAATGAATTCAGGATCAATTTCTGTAAAAGAAACTTTTCCCTCTGTTTCTTTTTCTCCCATTTTATTTAAATAGGGTGGTATTTCTACCACCCATGTTTTTACAAATAAGTAATACTTACGCCAATCATTAAAACAATAATTAAACCTATGCCAACAATTAAATGTGAATTATCTTTTTTAGGTTCTGCTGCTTCTGATATTTCCAACGGTTCTTCATAATCAGCGTATACATCGTGTGGATTATCAATCATTTTTTTGTTTTGGTAATTTCTGAACGTATTTCATTACTCCGTCTTCTTGTGGTACTTCTTCGAAATTAAGAGCTTTAAGTATGTAAAACATTCCTGTTCTGCCGGAAGCGTTAGCCGCTAATTCAAGTGCCGAAGTAATAATTTGAAGTTTAGGATCAACCATCTTGTTAATTTCTTGAAGAATTTCCTCAATTGTAAACAATCGGGGAACAGAAGATTCAGTTTCTGCGTTCATTGCTACCATTGTAGCTGACTTTGCTTTGGATGCTTTTGCCATTGTTTTGTACTTTTGGATTAAATTTTAATGTTTTTTCTCTGCACTTAAAAAGAGAATCTAAAATAAGATTATGTTCTGATAATAAATTATCATATGATTCTTGACATTGCCTTATATCATATTCACACTCTTGGGTTAATATTAGATATTCTGCCGATAAAGAATCGACAGTTTCAACTTTATTTTCAAGAAATTCTAATTGATGTTTATATTTTAACAAAGTATTAGTTAAAAATAAACATGTAATCAACAATAATAAAATTATCCATTTAATTATTGTTTTCATCGTTTTAATGGATTATCATTTTTTTTTGTATTGACAAGAGCAAAATTCTTTTTCGTATATCACTTTGTTACAATTTGGACAATTGATAGTTTTTGGAATTTCTTTTTTAGGCTCTTCTGGTTGTTTAGCTGGTTTGTTTTCCATGTTTACTTCTTATTTCATAAACTATATCGTGTAGAATATTTAAATCCACATCATCTGAAAGATCGGATTCTAAATATAATTTTTTTAAAACAATCAATTCTTCTTTTGCAAATTCAACCAATTCGTTTAAATCTACTTCACCTTTTCTAATAGAAAGTAAATAATCTCGATCTTTACGAAAGATATTCATTGTGCCTTCTTCAACAATTTCTCTGCACATGGCGAGTAATCTTATGCAATGAAGCATGTTTTTACCATCCATAGTCTGAATCTGGTAAATTAGTGCCATATGC